TGCATGATCTGCGCGAGCACGAGGTCAATGGCTCGTGCTGGTGCAAGCCTACGCTGGACGAAGGCGTTTGGCTGCACCACTCGATGGACGGCCGTGAGGCCTTCGAGACTGGCGAGCGCCAGCCGTCCTGATCAGCGCTTCATGGCGCTGGCGATGCTTGGTGCGATCTTCTCGACGCTGCGGCCAACCACATAGCCGCCCAGGCCGAACTCGATGATCGACCACAGCTTGAGGTACTCGGCCTCGCTGAGGTTCGGAGCCACCCAACCCATCCACCTGGCCACGATCAGCGCCGTGAACGTGATCATGGTCAGTGGCCGCCAGTTGGCCGCCAGCCAGTGCGTGCTGGCCGCCTCTGTCTGGATGATCTTGGCCGCTGCTTGCTCAATCTCGCCCTGGTGCTGCAGGAGCTGCCGCAAGGCCTCTGCTTCGGCCTTGGCGCGCTCCGCGGGGTCCGGGAATAGGTTGGCCACCACCTTGCCGACAATCGGTGCCAGGGCCGGGATGAGTGCTTGGATCATGGGTACTTTCTCCGGTCCAGCTCGAAATGGGGACCGTCAGGGAATCCCTTCCAGTCACCGCCCCAGATGATGGCCACGTCCAGCTCCTTGGCTGCTTCTTTCATGGCCTTGGCGATCTTGTGGTACAGGGGCCAGTCCCAGCGCACCTCGTCCTCGACCCAAGCGCCTAGATCGACAGCATGGCCGGTGATGTGTCGGCCATTGAGCGTCTGGCTCGCGCCGGCCTCATACAGCGCTTTTTGGCGCTCTGGCGTGCGCAGTCCTTCCAAGACCGTGAAGTCGATGGTGGTGATCTCAATAGCGCGCTCGACGACCTTCACCAGGTCTTCATGCACGCCTTTGAGTCGCTGCCTGGATCGTGCGCCGAGTTTGTACATGGTCAGTGCTTCCAGAGGCTGATGATGTAGCCGACGATGACTGAGATGCCGGACACGATGCTCATGCCGAACCACAGGCCGCCCTTGCCCTTGTTGGCCAGGGCCAGCAGCTCCTCAATGTTGCGCTCCAGCTTGTCGACCTTTTTATCCATCTCTTGGACCTTCTGCCAGAGCACGCCGTACTTGACCAGGTCAATGCCTTCTTGTTGTTCCTGCAGCATCGTGTCCGACTCCATCACAAGCCTTCGCCTGGGGTCATGTAGACCGTCGAGGCACCGGCAGCCGCACCAGAGAAGAACAACCCAGCCGAGAAGCGCAAAATTTCAACAGCTCCAGGCACCAAAGGGATGCTGGGAGCAGGATTGCCGGCCACAGCCGCTACTGCGTTGGCCTGCGCCGCTGCAGCAGTCGGACCGAATCCAAGGTGGACCGTGTTGTTGCTGGCGTTGACAATGCGCATTTGTCCGGCCACATGGTCCGAGAACTTTTCGTAGACCGGCACCTGCACGCCAAGCGGAGGTGCAACAGCAGCCGCGATGACTACGGTCTCGCCTTGCGGGTTGAATGCGATTTGGCTGTTGGTTGCCATGTCAGACTCCTTGTGCAGCTTTGGCTGCCTTGTATGCTTCAATCACTTCAGGCGTGTGCGTTGCTGCGCAAATAGTCTGCACGCGCCCGTCTTCGTTGCTGTAGTCGTCACCAGGCGCAACAACATGGCGATGGTAAGACTGCGCGACTACAGCGCCATCTTCCAGCACAGTGATCTTTTTCCTGACCTGCACATGATTGCTGGATGTGACCTCAATTTGGTCAACAGTTATTTGCTTTTCGAGTGCCATCTGTTTCTCCTTAGACGTAATAGGTTGCGCTGATTTGCAGGACGTTTTGGTTTGCAACAGCACCTGCAGTCAGGTCTGCGGCATTCATGAAAGAAGTCGCTCCATTGACAGCAGTGCGATATTGAAGATTGATCTCAGTTGATCCACCTTCAACGTATCCACCATCTGGATAGTCACCGCCCCACGACTCCGCACGAGCCACAAGGATTGGCGTTTGTCCGGCCGCGCCTGCTGGCGATGCAAATGGCAGTCCTTGGATCACAAGTACACCAGCACATCCTGCTGTGTTCACATTATCCGTGCGCATCACTGCTCTGATATTCACCATGCGCCCAATCTTGGTGTAAGTTGCGCTTGTGACATCCATCGTGAATGGCGTGGTCGGTGGGGTAGACGTGCTGTAGATCGGGGACCAAGTGCCTTCCTCGTAATCGTCCAGCAATTCGCTGGTCATGCCAGGCGCAGAAGGGTCAGCAGAAAAATCAATGCCATTGCCAGCAGTGCCAATGACCAAATTGCCATTGACAATGGTTTGATCACCTGTGCGTGTCGATGGGAATCCTACGGTTTTCAACATGATCAGCAGTCCTCCGCGCCAGCGAACATCTCAGTGGTCTTGAGATGCTCATAGGCTTGCTTGATTGGATTGCTTCCATCAAGGCTATATGCAGCCTCAAAACTGCGCTCTTCAAATGCGGGAGACGATGCGTCTTTGCATGACGAGACGACAAACACAATTTTGGTTTTGCCATCCAGCCTCACGAACGAGACGCGATGGTATGCGCCATCTGCGGGGAATCCTTGAGGTGTGACGACAGTTTTCTTGAGTGCCATGATTTTCTCCTTAAATTAACGGCCTGCGCCGCACCAGTTACACATTGCCGTGACAGTACAGCCGCCGCCAATACCACCAGCATACGAGGCCTGGAACTGAAGATCAGTCCCAGACACGGCAATGGTGGCAGTGACTTGCACGGGCAGCGTGTTGACTAAATCAGTCAGCGTGACAACAGCACCATTGAACACAAACCTGCTTTCACGATAGCCAACTGTTCCGTTGCTGGTGGCGATTGCAACCATCAGAGAACCAATCACTTGATTGCCATTGGCTGCACCTGTGGTGCTCCAGAGGTTTTTGATGACAGGCAGTGTTCCATTGGCGTTGGAGCCAATGTCGCTGTAAACACCACCCCACATGCGTGGCTGCTCAATTCCACTTGGCGTATCAAGCAGCGTGTCAAGAGCAACACCGGCAATGTCAATACGAGAGCGATTGACCTTCTCCAGCACATTTCCGCTGGTCTCATCGGTAAGGGTTGCTGTCGATGCAGTAGTCGGCACAAATCCCAGCTTCAATGGGCCAAGTGCGCGAGTCTGCGTCTTCCAACCTTGATTCATCATCAATGGCAGCGCAGGAAAGTTCAGCGAAGGATTGCTGCCAGCAAACACCGACATGTATGTGTCGAAGCTGGGAAACCCTGCATTCGAGGTGGCAAAGCTGTGCAACAGACGATCCACAGACTCCTCAAAAGTCTGGTTGAATCGGTTTCCTGCGGGATCACCAATGGTCAAGGTTGTGGATGCCACATTCTGTGACACATCGACCGTATAGGTTCCAATGCCACCAGAGCCACTGCCAAGCGCTGTGATCACTGTTCCGGCTGTGACACCAGTTCCACTGATCTGAGCGCCGACATAGACGGTGCCAGATGTGACGCCTGTCACATCCAGCGTGGTGCCTGTGATCGTGCCTGTGACAACAGCCTGGACATTGACGCGCGAGCGCTGGTAGAGCAGATCGGTGGAGCCGCCATTCAGCGCAGGCTGCGCTTGCGCCCAGTGGCTTTCAGTGGTGAAGGCCAATCCCTTTCTAAAGTAGGTCGCAGTCCCTGGCTGGCTGTTTTGCATGCCGATCACATCGTTGCCGGTCACAGCATCAGTGATCCATGTGAGCACATTGGATGCGATCTTGTAGCGCAGCCGGCCTGCGAACGCATTACTCACGTTGTAAGTGGTCGCGCCAATCTTGATGAATGTGTTCCCTGCAGCCTGAAAGCAATCTGCCCAGACATCAGGCGATGCGTCTACCAGATATGTTCCACTCGGCAAAAAGTAACGGCCGCCTGATGCAGTCCTTGCCGCTGTAAATGCAGCCGTGTCATTGGCCATTCCATCGCCAACAGCGCCAAAGTCCTTGACGCTTGGGTATCTGCTGTTGACCTCTTCCTGGTCCGTTTGCACTCCACCAGCAAATGGCGGGTCATAGATCACATCCTCTGCATTCACGCCACTGACAACAATGGAGCTGAAGCGCTCCGTTGCTTCAGGGGCGTTGTACAAGACGCTGCCGTTCTTGTTCATCACCCGGATGCTGTAGTCACTGTTGACATACAGATTCGCTGGTGTTCCGGTATTGACTGGATAGCCGCCACGAGTGCGGATGGGCTGTCCTGCTGGTTGAGTCAGTGCCGCGTCCCAGTAGACGTTGATCGGGTTGCCTTGCGGGTCCAGGTTGGCCTGGCCGATCCAGATGTAGCCGTCTTCAAGGGGCTGACCATCGATGTCCGTAAAGATCGGATAGGTGGGTTGAATGGATAGTGCGGTCATCGTTGGTTCTCCTGATCAAATTGTCCTGCAGCTTGCATGGATTGCACAAGCCAGCGCTCGCGCCAGCTCATCTCTCGCGGCATCTTGGCCGCATCGGCAAATCGTCGGAAAGCGCCAGAAAGCGCCACAGCTCGCACCGCGGCCTGGCTGGGGGTTGTCCTGGTTGCGCCTTCCACCGCCAAGCGCTGGAACTCAGGCGAGGCAATCAGCTCGTCTGCAGCCTTGGCCACCTCAGTCTTGACGCCCTTGGTCAATGCTGCCGTCAGGCCTGATGCAATGCCGGCACCAGGCAGGCCGACTGCCGTGGTGGCCGCCTCAGCAGGCAGTCCGATGGCTGCACGCTTGGCCACGTTGAAGATGTTGCCCACCAAAGTGTCAGCGCCCTGCAGTTCCTGCTGGACGGCCTGGATGCGGCCGGTGGTGATGCGCTCGCGGGTTGCCTTGCGCACGTTGTCGGCCACTCGGTAGAGGTCCGACAGCGCCTTCCTGGACGGCTGCGGCAGGCTGTTCATCAGCGCCGCATAGGCCTGCTTGTTCTGCAGCAGACCCTCGTACCAGTTGGCGTAGGTGTTGAAGTTCAGCGCGCCGTTTTGTGTGGCCTTGCCGAAAGCCGTGTTCAAAGCCGAGGCTGCCACCATCTGGCGCATGTCCTGCGGGATGGCCTTCAGGATGTTGACCAGCTTGTCAGCATCTCCCTTGGTCAGCGCCTGAGTGGCCGTCGACAGCTTGGTGACCAGGCTCTGGTCGAGCTGCTTACCGAACAGCGACACCATGTCGTCCTCGAAGCCCTTGCGCATGGCCACCAGACTCTTGGCCAGCCGGTACTGCTCGCCGCGGCCGACCGTCTCGGCCAGGTTGAACTGGTCATCGTCGATCAGTGCGTACAGGCGCTTGGCCAGGCCAGTGTCTGCATCTGCGAACGGTCCCTGCTGGCGTGCAGCCGCGCCAATGTCTCGCCGCACGTCATCGATCAGGGCATAGGTCGGGTAGCGCATGCCGATCACGTTGCCGGTCTCGTCTTTGACCTCGCGCGGAGTCAGCTTGCGCCGCACCGACTTCTCCAGGCTGGAGAGGTTCTGGGGGCCGTCCAGGTCCAGCGCACGCTGCTCGACGAACGTCAGCACGCTGTCAGCAGGGCCGCGGGTCTGGGCCGGCACGTTGGCGCGCAGGTCGTCGTAGACCTTGTTTGCGCGCGCCTCCAGATTGGTGACCGTCTGATCAAGCTGTGTGCGCACCGCCTGGTTCATCCGGCTGAGGTCAGTCATGCCGCCGATGCGGGTGATCAGGTCATCTGCCTGCTTGCCGACCTGCTCCAGACCAGCGATCTCGCCCGCCCTGGCCTGGCTGCCAGGCACCGACTTGACGGCCTGCGCCAGCTCACGATAGGCCTGATTCGATGTCAGGTGGTCCGGCTGCAGGTACTGCTCGATCTTGAGCCTGCGCGCGGCCTCCAGAACCTTGGGATCAGGTGCGGCCTGGCCGGCCAGGATCGTGGTGGCTCGGCCTGCGCCGAATCCACCGCCAGCAGCCTGGCGGGTGGTGGCCGCCAGCTCCTCGGCTGTCATCATGACAGGAGCTGCAGCAGCAGCCGCTGGAGCTGCCGGAGCCATCGCCGTGCCCATCGGAGCGCCAGGAGCTGCCGCTGCAGGCATCACAGGTGCCGCTGCCGCTCCACCAGAAGCCACAGGGGCTGCGCCAGGGGCTGCTGCAGTGGTAGGTGGCACTTGACCACCTCGGACAGCCCTGACTGCCTCTGGGATGCGTGTGACGGCCTGGCCAGCACCGCCGAGTGCTCCAGCCAGTGCCACCTCGCCAGTGTCAAAACGGCCGCCAGTGGCAGCCTGGGTGGCCTCGATGCCGGCCTGGGTTGCGCCACCGGCAACGACAGCGCCAGGGATGGTGGTTGCACGGCCGGCAGGCGTGAAGGCTGCCAGCGCACCAGCAGCGCGCGGAATGTCGCTGACCTGAAAGCCAGGCTTGATTGCGTAAAACTGGCCGTCAATGGACGACTGCAGCACGAAGTTGCCCTTCTCATCCTGCGCCACCTTGACGCCAGGGAAGTTGGCCTGGATGACTTGCACAGTTTCCTGCGGATTGGTCATCATCGTGCCCAGGGCCGACTTGAAGCTGGCCATGCTGAAGCTGTTCAGCTCTGGCATGCTGGCCCAATCCGGCAGCTCTTGCGTAGTTGGAGTGGCGCGCTCGGTGCCAGTGACAGCCTCGCGGATGCCACCCAGCACGCCCATTGGTTCGGTCTTCTGGAGCTGGAATCCGGCAGGCACCCTGGCCATGCCATTTGCGACATCGCGCTCCAGCTCCATCATCTCGTCGCGGGTCATACGGCCGGTGCTGTAAGCCTGCAAGACCGGGGCCGGCAGTTCAGGGATGGTGGCTCGCGCGCCCTGGGGCTGGGCCTGGCCGCGCAGCGCCGCGCCGCGTGGCAGCATGATCGTGCCAGCCTTGACATCGGCCTCGAACTCGGCCGACTCCTCTGGCGTCATCTGTCCAGTGCTGTAGGCCTGGTAGACCCTGGAGATCGCATCCTGCGGAACAGAAGCCATGCTGCTGGCACCAAGAGCACGTTGAAACGTGCTGACCGTGCCGCCCTCCGCAATGGTTGCCTGCTGTGCAGGCACGGTCTGCGCAGTCAGCTCGCGCACGCCTTGCGAGACGCGCTGCATGTAGGACTTGGTGCGTGGACCCCAGTTCTTGGGATCAGTGCCGCCGTGGTATTCGGCAGCCGCCAGCACGATGTTGCCTTGGTTGCGGTCCAGCGACTCCTTGAGCAGCCGGCCAGCAGCCTCTGCCGCGTTCTCTGGACTGAGATAGGCATCGATGCCGTACTTATCCAGCACCGCCTTGCGAGTGGCTGGAATGATCTGAAATGGCGTGCGAGCGCCGGCCTCTGACACCTGGTCAGCGTTGGAGCGCTCACCGCGGGTGAGCACCGAGACCAGCAGGCCGCTGGGCAGCCCGAGCTTCTGCTCAGTGCTGGCCGCCAGGTCAGACCAGAACGGGTCTTTGTAGCTGGTTGGGATGTCTCTTGTGGCCATGTTTTATCTCTTGAACGTGCTGCGGTCTTCGCTGGCTCGCATGATGATGGCCTCAATCTGTTGTCTTGTAAGACCAAGTCCAAGCAGCTCGCCAGACAGTTCACGCACGCCGGCCTCCAGAGCTTCTTTTAATCCTGAACTGGATTGAACGATGCGATCATTCAGTAGCCTCTTGACCACCGTCTCAAGCTGTTGCGTTTTGGCCGTCACATCAGCCGGATTTGCAGCCGCTTGTGCAGGCGCTGCAGCCGGTGCTGGCTGCGCGAACGCTCCTTGATCAGGCATTGGAACTGGAGAAACAGCAGACGGAACTGCAGCTCCGGCTGCAGGCATTGGTGCTGCAGGAACAGCAGGAGCAGGTGCCGGAGCAGCTGGCACTGACATCGTCGGGCCAGGAGCCGGTGCTGCAGGAGCAGGAGCGCCAGGCACCGCACCAGTCTGCGGATTGGCCCAGCGCATGTAGCCGCGGCCGGCCACTGCACGACCAGCTTGTGCTGCCGCCAGGTCTTCAGCACGCTGATCCATGAACTGACGCGCAAAGTCCACATAGGTGGTGCCACGAGGCACCTGGATGCCTCCGATCTCGATGTCGCGGGTGGCACGGCCAAGAGAGCCGACCGAGTTCACCCATTCAGACTTGGCACCCTCAGACACTGCTTCGTACTGCGACATCTTGGCCATGCCACGCAGGAATGATGCGACGGTCTTGGCGTCTGCGTTCTCGGCCGGGAAGCCCTTGAGCGCCAGCTCGATGTCGCGGTCAGTGGCCGGACCAGGAGGCAGCGACTTGATGGCCTGCGTGTTGCGCAGCCTGACATATTCCTGACGAGTTTGCGTCCAGGCGTCTTGGTTGCCGGTAGCGTTGCGCAGCCAGGCATTGATGCCGCTGGCTGCACCATAGCCGCCACCCTGCTGCTCCAGCCTCGCTGCCAAGTCCAGCATGCGGCCTGCAGACTGCTCTCCAGCCACTGCAGCCACCGCTGATTCATTGACAATCTTGGTCGCGCTCGGATCAAGCTGAGTGCCTTTTTGGTTCAGCTCGAAAAGTTTCAGCTCTACGTCAGACTGCAGGCGGTCGCGATCCAATCGCAAGCGATTTTGATCAAGCACCAGCCGGCCAGAACGGTCTGCAATCTGGCTGTCCAGGTTGCGGATGTTGGCCGCGGTCTGCGTGTTTTCCAGCGCCAGGCGTGTCGGTGTGTTGGCCGTGATCAGCTCTTCCTTCGTCGCGCCGGCCTCGCCAGCACGCACCTCGGCTGGTGCCTTCAGTGCCTGGATGGACGAGGTCAGCACCTTATCGCCGCCAGGCAAGCCAGCCATCATGATGCCGATGGTTTTCTGTGCGCTCTGTGGGCTGACCTCGGCTATCTGCGCAAAAGTCTCGTAGGCTTTGGCCTGCTGCTCGCGGCCTGCATTGCGCTCTGCCGTGGCGCGCTCTTTCAAAAGCTGGATGCCGATCTGTGGCTGGTTTGCGCTGAAGGCCGACATGACCTGGCCATTGAAGCGCAGCTCGTTCTCTTGGCGATCCTTGGACAGCGTCTCCCAGTTGGCGCGCATGCTGTCTGCCTCGTTCTTAGGCAGCAGCATGGCCACGTTGGTGAAGTCGCGCGCGCTCGGGTTCGGGTTCTGAATCAGAGCCTGGACTTGCGTCTGAAGCGCCTGTTTGCGCTGCAGATCAGCTTCCTGCGCCTGGCGCTGCGCAGAGATGTCAGCGATGGTGGCACCGATCTTGAAGCCGGACAGTGCCGCCTCAAACGGGCTTTGGACGTTCAGTTGATAGTTGATTGGCTGGACCATGTGTGGCTCCTTTATACCTTGCTGTAGTCGACAGTGAGGTATCCACCGGACTCGCCCACAGCGTCAGGATAGACGCCCAGCACTTCCTGCGCCATCAGGCCGACCTGCCGGCCGCCACCCCAGACGTACTCGAACTCGTAGACGCCCAAGCCGTCCAGCCTGGTGCCCACGCGCGTGATGTTCTTCTTCAGCCGGATGTCGCTGAAGATGTTGCCGAAGCCTGGCGTGCCGACTTTGGCACCGTACTGCATGCCCAGGAACTGGGCCGGCAGGTTAAGTACGTTGGCAAAAGCCTGACCCTGCGCCAGCTCTGCGCCAGCTCGTGCAGCGCCCTGTTGCCCCATCAGGTTGGCGATGTCTGCGCCAGTGCGCAGGCCGGCCGTGGCCGTTCCAGCAGCCGATGCTTGGCCAAGCTGGGCCAGATTCTGAGAGGTTGTCTGGCCAAGTGCAGTCAGGCCGCCGAGACGGCCGTACTGCTTCTCGATTTCAGCCTGCAGCATCTGAGGCCGGAATTGAGCCAGCGCCGCCTGGATGTTGCCGCCGCGCAGGCCGCCAGTTGCCGATGCACGCTGCAAAAGCGCTTCTTCACCAGCGCGCACTTGCGCCTGGTAGCCAGCACCACTCTCGATGCCTGCGATGGCAGCTTGCTGGGCCTCTGGGCCACGCAAGCCGAGCAGTGCCTGCTGCTGCTCTAGCGCAGGTGCGCCGGCCGCTGCGTAGGGCTGCAGACCAGTGATGGCACCTGTGCCAGCCGTGACGTAGGGCTTGAGAATCTCTTGGACAGCATCGAATTGTCGACGCTGTTCTGCAATGCCAGCTTCGCTGGCTGCGACTTGTGCGCCAGCAGCATCGCTGGCCGCATTGCTTTGCATGATGCCGCCGACGACTTGCGTGCCGCCGACGACCAATGCGGTTACTGGATCAGGCATGGCCGAACTCCTTCATGTAGTCTTCGAGTGTTTCACCGTACAGCGCCATGACCAGGTGGGCATTGTCTGTGGCGTACTTGGTGCCGTGGCACAGCGCCACCACCATCATGACCACATCGTAGTAGCCAGCGCGCCAGACATAGGAGCGCGCATCAGCATTGCCTGCGCGCTCGGCTCGGTCAGAGCCTTGCCACTTCAGGATCATGGTCGCCACAACAGGCGCAAGGGTAATGGAATTGGCAGCCCAGAAGCTGTTCTGGTTCATGCCGACCAGTGTGTTCCAGATGGCTGCGTTGAGGTCTTCGCGCTCGACAGGATCGCCATCAGCCACGTCATCAAAGACCTGGATGGCACCCCAGAGCATCATCAGCCACTCAGTGGCCGGCGCAGGAAGCGCCAGAACCCTTTGCAGGTTCTTTTTGAGCCACTCAGAACTTCCCATGCGCGCAACCCTCCAATGGTTGGATGAGCTGCTGGTGGCCCGATAGACTCAGCGCCCTCATTTTCCCACAATCTGCCATTTGGTCAATCTTCCTCGAACTCTCGCTCTTCCCAGGCCTGGCAGGAGCGCAGATCGTGGCAGATGAAGTCGAACTTGTTGCAGTAGCCGCGGAAGCCTGCCTCCACGTCCCACTGGTTCCAGGGAATCTTGTCCATCTTCACCTGAGTCATGACCGAGTTGTCGTAATACTCGCAGTTGGAGCAGCGCCGACGCCTGGCCTCAGCCTCATAGACCTGCATGGCCTTGGCCAGTGCCATCCAGTAGGGCTTGTTGGCTCCGCGCTCGTTGCTGGGCTTTTCAGGGCCGAGCATCCAGTCGTCGATCACCA